CCGATCCATTCCCCGGTGCGGGGGAGGACCTGTGTGGCGATGATGTTGGAATACTTCTCGACCGCAGGCGCCAACGCGGTGAAGATTTCGCGCTTCACACCATCGAGGGAGCGGCGGACCCGATTCGTCGAATCGATCACCCGGGCCGCCTGATCGGCCGAGAGCTTGTCCCAGGTGAGGCCGAGACGATCCGCCTCATCGGACAGAGCCTTGATGCCAGTCGCGCCCTCCACCAGAAGCGGGAAAAGCTCGTTCCCGGCGCGCCCGAGTAGCTTCTGGGCCAGGGCGTTGGCCTTCGTCTTGTCCGTCATCTGGGCGACCCGATCGGCAATGTCGCTGAACAGATCGCCCGCGCTCCGAAGCGTGCCGTCCTGATTCTTGATCGAGATGCCGAGGTCGTCGAAGGATCGCTTCGATTCGACCAGCCCGTCGTCGGCGTCCTTGGCGTTGGCCACCAATCGTTTCAGCCCGACCCGGAGCGCGCTGATTCCTGCCCCGCTCTGCTGCGCCGCGAACTCGAGACGCGACAACTGCTCGACCGACACCCCCGTTCGGATGCTCATCTTCTGGAGGTTGTCGCCGGCCTTCGCGGATTGCCTGACGATGAGGCCCAGGGCGGTGGCGCCAGCCGCCCCCGCAACCGTCAATCGGGTGCCGATCTGCCTGGAGAACTGGGAGAACTTGGTCAGGTTGCCGCGGGCAGATTTGAAGGCGGCTGGACTCTTATCGATCCCGTTGATGATGACTTCGACGACGTTTTTTGTTCCGAAGCCCATGCTACCTTCCCGCTTTCAACCCGGCGGCAACGGCGGCCGCGATGCCTTTCCCGAAGTCCTTCTCGCTCATTCTCGAGAGCGGCACAGCGTTGTCCTTGAAGGCCTGCATTCCCATCGCTATGTCGAACACGAAATCCGCGGGGTGCCCGGACAGCACCGCCGATGGTCGCGCCCCGTAGAGCTGGCACACCCTATTGAGCTGCGTCCCCGTCAGAGTCCTCGCGAAACCTCACGGCGCCCTCGGCCACCTCCTGGAGCCCCGGCGAAAGTGCAAACGCCGTCTGCGCGATCATCGCGCCCAACTCGATCACACCTCCGGCTCCCAAATCGTCCTCGGTGACCTGGTCCTCTGGGCACTCCCCATCGCCTTCGTACAGCTTCGGGTCGGTGACGTGGTTTCGGACCAACTGCAGACTCAGGTCGTAGTTCCGGTCCGGATCGCCGTCGGTCTGTTCCATGATTTCCTGAACACGCTTCACGCCGATCCGCTTCTTCGGCAGTTGGCCCACGTCCTCCTTCAGCACTTCCATGCCGTAGGTGGCCAGCTGCATCAACGTCGGCCGCGTGATCTGTGCGGATAGGCCGTTGGTGAGTGTGATTTCCTGGACCCGGGCAGCCCTCCATGCTTCCGCTCGGCTCATGCGTTGCTCCTCCTAGCTGACCGATGCCGTCCCGTTGACCATCACGACCTCGGCGATGTTCCCGCTCGCGTCCTCATAGGCCACAAATGGGAGGGTTTCGATGATCGGGCCCGCCTCACTGACCGGCTGCTCGCTCGCCGTCCAGAGGCAGTTGAAGAACTTGATCCGCCACTCATACATCGTGGCCGTGGTCGGAATGACGGTGTCCGACTTGAAGTTGAACTCCAGGACGAAGTTCGTGTCAGCCAGGAATTTCGCCAGCTGGTTCGTGTCGTCGAACTCGCGAGTCAAGGACCCGGTGATGGCCAGATGGTCCGAGATCAGCGGTTCCCGGATCTCGGGATCGCCCAGGCGCTCGCGGTCCTCGGTGTGCGGCCACGAGAGGCTGGCCGTCGCGCCCGAGATGTCGATCGCGGTGCTATCCAGCAGGACGGACAAACCGTTGGTGGCCTCGAGCGCCAAAACGTCAGGCGCCGAAGGATACCCAGATCCAGCCGCGGCCGCCGCAGTCGATCCCATCTTCGATAGCCCGCCGACTTCCATCTGCAGGATCTCGTTGCTGATGTCGAAGTTCAGCGCGTTCAGCTTCCCGCCTGGGAAGGTTTCGAGGGACGTGGACCGGCCCGCCTTGATGGAGAGGCCCACCTGCCGCGTCAGCGACGGCGTGAAGGTATGCGTCTTATCGGCCCCGGCGCCAGAGGTCGAGACGGCGCCGAAGAAGTGGAGCAGGAGCCGTTCCAGCCCTTCATACTGCGCGTCGAACTTGAAGGTCCCACCCGCCTTCTTGTTCTTGTTGCGGATGTTCGAGACCGAGGCGCGGCCAAGGCCGCGGTTCCCCCGCGTCTGCTGTGCGTCCCGCTTCCAGTTGTCTTCGACGATGCGAACCGTGGTCCCGCCCGTGCCCGGCGTGGTGCCGTAGGTGGACTCGGTGAAGATCGTCGCGTATGCGTCAATCCCAGTGCCAGGCATGGTTATTTATCCTCTTCGGTGGCCCCGTTGGATGTCGCCCGTTCCCATTGGTCGGGCTCGGACTTCAAGAGCTTCTTGGCGATCTTGGGCGGGAGGTCCTTCGCTTCCCCACCCAGATCCTTGCGAGTGAACCGGACGCCGAACGTGTCGGTCAGCGGAATGCCGACCCCGGATAGCGGCCCGGTGTAGAACAGCTTCATGCCCAGTTCCTCCCCCGATTCTTGAACTTGTAGTTCAGGACCAACTGCGCGATGGAGTAGGATCCCTCGGCCTCGTGCGCCACCCGGGACCGCTGCTCCATCGCATACATGGTGCCGCCCAAGGACGTGTCCGCATGGACGGATTTCTCCACGTCCGCCTTCCATTCTTCGATCAGCACCGCCGCCGACTTACCCGGCCATCGATCTTCGTCCGGGCGCATGACCAGGAAGAGAACGATGTCCATAGCGTCCGCCGTCAGGCCTGAAAGCTGCGCCGATGACGTGTCATCGCCACCGATGACGGCAACCCACGGGCACTCCCACGTCTCGATCTGACCGGGAGCGCGCATGTCGTTCACGACGTTGACCGGAGTGTGCCGATAGTCGGCGCCGGCCGTGATCGTGTTCAGGGCGGCCACCACAACGTCGATTGCATCCTGGCGATAGAGCGTCGGCGTGGCCACCTATCCAGCCCTCCGCTTCAAACCGATGCTGATCTCGGACCCCACCAGGTCGATCACTTCCTGCTTCTTCGCCTCCACGGCCTTCGAGACATAGCGCCTCTCCGGCATGACCACGAACGGAACGCGAATCCAATCCTCCCCGATCTTGAATGTCAGGAGGCCGCTCGGGTTGTGCGCTTCGATGATGCCGCCCGTCTCGTGGATGCTCGCATAGACCAGCTGCGAGCCGACAACCGACGTTGCCCGTTCGCCTCGGTCGACGAACTTGCTGCCGAAGCTCGCCCGCAACGACCCCGACCCGACATCAAGCGTCTGCCCAGATAGCTGGTTCTCCTTGACCTCCCGCTCGATCAGGATGCCGCCCTTGCGGATGCCCGCGGCCTTCCGCTTGCGGATCTCCTCGGTCGTCAGGCGGAGGTTGCCGTCCACCTTCTTGGCGCCACGGACTTCGATGGGCTTCTTCATTGCCGCACCATCGCCGGGATGTAGTAGTGGCCCAGCTCTTCGCGGATCGTCTTGATGCGATCGGCTTTGGTGTACCGGGTGGTCTCACGGTCCAAGGTCACACTCTGCACGTCCTCCCGCTTCTTGTCGCGGTCCCTGTAGGCCCTGGCGATCAGTTGGAGCGCCACCTGGGCCACGTCATCGGGGATGGTTGCGAATCCAGCGGAGTACACGACCTTGTAGTTCTGGTCCGCTTTCCAGAAGGCCACCGCGGTCTTGGCCCGGATTTCCCCGATCGCGTCGACGGACCAGTAGTCTGAGGTCGTGAGCGTATCCGCCGTCGTCCCGTCCTCGTCCAGGCGTTCGACCGAGGTCACGGAGATGATGGGGAAGTGCTTGAGGAACAAGGACCCGCCGCCCGAGCCGTCATAGGTCTCGGTGTAGGTCCGCTGCTTGAATTCCCTCCGCAACGTCTTCTCGATCAGCGCAGTCACCGCGTTGATCAGCCGACGCATCACGTCCGAATTCACAGCGGGCGTGATGCCCAGGTATTCGGACGCCTCGGCCTCTGTCACGAGCGCATAGGCTGAGATGGTAACCGCCACGGTCTACTTTCCCACCACCGGCCTTTGCCGCCGGTCCTTGGCATTCGGCGCCGGCGCCCCAGGGATTCCGGCGCGCTTCGCCGGACCATCATCCTCCGGTTCGGCGTCTGCCGTTTTCTTCTGCTTCGACACTTTCACGGCATCGCCGCACGCATCGATCACCCGCTGTGCGGTTCGATCGTCGAGGGTGACGGAGTCGCCCTTTTCGGCGACGAACCACCCCATATCGATCCGCGACTTGAAGGTCAGTCGTTTCATGGCCTCTTCCTCTTCTTCGACCGGCGGGGGCTCCTCCCCGTAGGTCGGGATGGAATGGAGCGGGGGAGAGGCCCCCCGCTCCATCGCCTCCATGACGTTCCGGAGCTTCATCGCGCTAGGCGGTGGTGATGTTCACCCCGGCCGCCACCGTGGTCTCCGTCGCGCCCACGATCGACTTGAAGTCGCCGCGGTCGAACGCGATCACCATCCGCTGGTTCGTGGTCTTGAGCCGCTCGGTCTCCAGGCCCGCGCTCGGGCGCTTGCCGATGCGCCAGACCGGAGTGTAGGCCAGGATGAACTCGGTCTTGGTGGTCGTGGTCCCGTCGTACACACCCGACGCGTTCAGGTCCTGGCGGACGAACTGCGAGGGGATCACCGGGATGCCGTCGATCTGAGCGAGCTGGCCCGTCACGAGATTGGCGTTCGGTCCGAGCTTGTCCAGGGTGAGCAGGATCTGGTTTCCACCGGAATCCTTGAGGCCCATGAGCTTGAACATGGCGGCCACGCCGGTGAAGAGGCGCAGGGCGAACGGGTCTACGCCATAGACGCCCATGTAGCTCCGGATCGAGCGGAAGGAGTCAACGGTCATCGCCGACATGTCGAGAGCCGCGGAAGCGCCGAGGTCGTCGATCTTCTTTCGGAGCCCGTCGACGTAGACCTTGGGGCTGGTTCCGGTCTCGACCACGTCGGAGTCCAGGTGCGCCGCCGACGTGTCGCCGTTCACGATCGCGTCTTCCCAGCCGAGCGCGAGCGCCTGCGGGATCGAGGCGACAAGCGCATCGATCGCCACCGGGATGGCATCCGCGTCCATCTGCGCGGACCAGAGTTCCATCGCGCGGAGGGCTGAAGTCGCGTCGAAGGCCACGTTGCCGGAGACGGTCCCCTGGTGGGCACGCATGGTGCCCAGGTTGTCGTAGGGGTTCGTGGTTCCGGCCGTGGTCTCGCCGACGACCTGGGCGACGGGCAAGCTCGCCTTGAACGGATACTTGAAGGTGTTCGTCGGCATGTTGAAGGTCCGGAACTGCGCCCCGACCCGCAACGCCAGCGCGATCTTCTCCTGCATCTGGGCGGAGAAGTTCGTCGGGATCCACTCCAGGCCCCCACCGGCTTCCTGGGTGTCGAGCGCGGTCTTCAGCTCGGTGACGATGACGGCCAGCTCGGCCCACTCGCCGGTCTTCTTGAGCTGCGCGGTGATCGTGGACTCCTCGGTCCCCTCGCCGGAGTTGGCCCGCAAGAGCGTCCTGGCGATGTAGACGCGGTCCGACTGTTCCTGGAACTGCTTCACCAGGTCCTCGGCTCGATTGGTCTTGTCGGAATGCAGGTCGCCGATCTGGGCCTCCTGCAAGCCGCGCAGGTGGTCCGGATCATTCCAGTCGAGCGCGCTGAGATTGATCCGCGTGTGACCGTCGAAGCTCTTCAGGCGCGCCGCGTTGGCCTCACCGAAGAGGCCGCTGTGCCGCCTCGACTCGGCGTAGTCGCGCTGGACTTCTTCCAGCGTCTTTTCCACCTCGGCGTACCGGCGCTCGAACTCCTCGAACTTCTCGTCCTCGGTCTTGATGCTCGACTTCATGACCTCGCCGAGACCAGAGAGGCCGCGAAGCAGCCGATCTTCCGGGGACAGATCCTTGTTATCCAAGACTTCGAGGACATCCCCGAGCTTGGCGGAAAGGGTCGGTTCCATTTGCTGCGATCTCCTTGGCCCCTAACAGTGGCTCTATCGAGCCGCGAACGTGTTCCTCAACAGCTCGGCGCCACGCTCGAACGCCAGATCCATACGCACCTTGGCGCGCAGTTCGTTTCCCTCGCCGTTGCCGGCCGTCTCCTGGACGATCTCCCGCACCAGGTCCGCGATCTCGTCCCGCGTCATTCCTTGGCGGGACCCTCTCACGGTCAGCGGGGGTCGAGCATCATCCGCGGCATGGGAGAGACCGAGTTCTTTCGAGAATCGGTTCACCCCTCGCGCCGCAAGAACCAGCGCGTCCTCATTGGCCGGGACGGAGACGACGGAGTGTTCCAGCATCTCCCATTCGTTGATGACATACCCGCCCTTCCACACCTGGTCCCCGTCGGCGTCATCGATGTATCGCTTCTCCCACTTCTTCGGGATGAATCCGATGGAGACCGCGTTCAGGAACTCGGCCAGGTAGTAGTTGAAGACCAAGAGCGGGTAATCGTCCCGCGGGTCCGGGGTCAACCCCACGGCGAACTGCGTCTCCGAGTAGACCGCCACACCCGGGTCGACTTCCTCCCGCAGACTCTTGCCGATGGGCAGGCGGTCCCAGTAGTCGTGCTGATTCAGCACCACCGGGTTCTTCCGGTAGCGTTCGAGGTCCACGCCCTCGGGAATCACCACGTCTCCGTAGCTGTCGACGGTCGGTGTCGTGACCGCGAAAACCAGTGTGTGGTTGTCGACGTTGGCCGAGTCGGGCGTCTTCTTCCGGTAGCCCTCGGTCCAGAGCGGGTGCGTGTTCCCCTTCGCCAGCTCGCCGATCACGGCCTTGCGGTCGTTGACGAACCGCTCCCGCGCGGGCGCCAGCTCGCGGGCAAGGTCCGGGTCTAATTTCAGGGGCATGACGCCTCCGTTCTGTGGCCGTTCATGGCCGGGTTGAAGCTGGCCCCCTGCTTGATCTTGGGGAGGATGGTGCATCGGCAGTTGACGACCTCCTCGGCGTCGCCGGCCGGGTCACCCGGGTAACGGAGCGTCGAACTGCCGACCTGGAAATTCTGCTGGAGGCCGACGACCGTTCCGTCGACTTCGGCGTGAGTATCGCGCACCACCTCGTCCTTGGTGGCCAACCACTCCTTGTCATCCACCACGTCGCTCTGAGAATAGCCCTCAAGGGTTCCGAAATTGTAGCCCTTGATCGACTCGGTGCGCCCGATCGTCCGGGCCCGGGCCGGTGATGCGTCGAACACGGACCGGATGCGCTTACTCAGGCTGGCGAGGTTTTCCCCGTCGGCCACGCCCTCGGTGAGAGTCGCGGCAATTCTGCGCTTGGTGGTCTCGTTGACCCCGACCACCAACTGCGCCGCCTCAGTGGCGAGGAAATCCGTGACACCTGGCGCCACCATCGAGAACTTGCTGTCCAGCTACAGGGCCTTGAGCGCGCCATTTCCTGCGTCCAGGATTGTCTCCGCGTAGACGGCGCGGAACTCGTTCGTGTTCTTGGCCAGCTCGGCATCGATCACGGCCAGGACCTCGTTCACGCCCCGGACCACGATCGCCTTTACGCCGCTGATGGCCTCCGGATACTCGGAACCGTCGTCCTCGCCCGTCGTCACCGCTTCAATCCATCGATGGAATTCTTCCTCGCCCACCGCGTCCACTGCGGCGTGGAGCTGAACGACCACGTCGGCGGGGAACATCTTGGCCAGGAGGTCCTCGAGATCGTCGAGAACGGCGGCGCGCTGGTCGCGGAACATCGCGTTGGCCCGCGCCTGGAACACTCGGCCGAAGCGCCGGACGCGCTTGTCGAACGAGCGCCACTGAGCAACGCGGACCAGTTCGGCCTTGGCAGAGGACTGCATCTCGGTCGCCGCCGCGTTGATGCCGTCCAGTAGCTTCTCGACGGCGTCCTTCTCGGCGGGGTGGTCGGCGCCTGCGCTGGAGGACTTGGCGCTTTGGGTTTGCGTCTCCCCCGCCGGAAGGACGCTGAACGGGAGCATGGGTGTGTCGCCAGTCGGCAACGGGGCGAAGACAGGGAATTCCCGCGCCTGCATGGTCGCCCGGAATTCGTTGGCCGTGAGCGCCCCAGCCGACCACATGATGTCGCAGACCTCGGCCAGCACCTTGAGGTCGGCCTTGAGAGCATCGATCCCGGAATAGTCTGCCACCACGCTGATGTCGTCACCGTAGCGCGGGGCGAGTTCTTGATTGAGCGGGCCCGTGATCAGCTCGAGGCGGGGCATGACCGTGTTCTCGAGGTAAATCTTGCGCTCCGCGTCCGCGGTGGCGAAATTCACCTGCTTCGAGAGCCCGACCACGACCGGCGTCACGCCGAGACACCCAAGGATCTCTTCGCGGTTCATGTCGCGGAGCTGCGGGAACATCATGTCCGTGTGCTTCTGCTCGATGGGCTTGAACTCGGCTGCTCCGCCGACGACGCCGACTTTCCACTCGTTCCCGCTGCCGGCGTGACGCTTGGTGAACATCCGCATGTAGCGGGCCGCCACGTCGTCGTCGATCTGGTCCATGAACTCGATGACGCCGCTCATCGTGGGGCCGTTCCGAAAGAAGTTCTTGTTGAAGATGGCTGCGTAGAGGTCGGTCAGGATCGCAATCTTCGCCGCCTCGAGGCTGCTCTGGCCGAGGAGGAGGTTGAAGGGCGAGAACGTGGAGAAGTGCAAGACCTCGTCGGCGGTGAACTTTCGCACACCACCCGGCCCAGAGAATTCATAACCGCGCACGCCGATGTCTCGGTCCTTGATCGGCCGGACGTTGTTTGACGGGAGAGGGACGATCGCAGCAGGCTTCCCGCCCTTGGGCGCGTTGCCTCCGTCGAGGAGCCAGTAGGCATTCCCGGTGAGATCCAGGAACGCGCCCGCGGACTCCTTCAGCCGGTAGCTCGTGACCTTCTTGTCGGGAGAGTCGAGAAGCTTCTGGAGGGGATGGCTCGGGTCCACCCGCTCGGCTTTGCCGTCCACGGTCCGCATGACCACCAGGGGGATCTTGGCGATATTCGTGGCGTTTGCGTAGACGCCGATGTAGGCCCAGGACAGGCGGCGGAAGGACTCGGCCAGCGACATGGATTCCAGGCTCACATCAGTTCGGCCGTCCTCGTGCGGGCCGATCATCACGTCATAGGGCGCCGACTTGAGATGCGCGGGAAGGGGGGGCCTCACGCCGAAACCTCACGGGGGAAGGACCGGGGGAATTCGACCCCTTGCCACTCCTGGACTGCCGCCGGGATGGCCTCATTCATCCGGGCCGGGCCGATGAAATAGTCGCGGTTCGGGCACTGGTCCACGGCCTCTTGCCGGTCCATGAACACGCCGACCAGGTCCCACACGCGCCCCTTCGGGGAGTCGCCCAGGACCTTGCCGACGATCCAGACGGTCTCCTTGCCGCGCCGCCACCGGAGGAAGGCGGACCGGGCCAGGTCGTAGAGGTGCCCTCCGAGGCGGTAGGAGATCCCACCGACGATGAAGAGCGCCACCAAGAGCGGAATGTTCGTCGGGATGGTCAACTGGCTCGGTTCCCTTTCTACGGGCACTATCGGCTATCGTGGGGCCGCGGTCCATGACATGGCCCGCCCGGCTTACTTCCGCGGGATACCCCGCTTGCGGACCTGCCACGCGATCGCCCAAGTCATCACCCGATCGCTCCACCGGGTCATGGCCTCGTCGCCGATCTCGTCACGATCCAGGTCCTCATCACCGTAGCGGAAGGACAGGCACTCCTTGACGAACTCGGCAGAGTAGATCGTCATATCCCCTTCTCGCAACACGTTATCCAGCTCATCGATCATCACCGGCTTGGTCTTGGGGTTGGTGGGCCAGCCCAAGGTGCCGCGGGTCCGCTTCTTCGCCCCATCCGGCCGGTAGCGGAACATGGGATAGTACCCGGCTTCCCGGAGGCCGGCGATGGTAGCGTGGCCGTGGTTGTTCTCCTCGGGCGCGGCCACTGCGCGGTTGTACCAGTTTCCGATGGCCGGCATCACCTTCCGCCCGAAGTCGTAGGGGTCCCAGTGACCATGCCATTCAGCGCACTGCTGCGCCGTCTCGAAGTCTAGGATCCCGATCACGGAGTAGGCGCCGCCCTTGACGCCCATGGCAATGTCGGCAGCCATGACGTAGCGATGCTTCCGTTCCGGGGGGACCCAGACGGTAAGGTTCGCTGCCACGAAGGCCGGGAGGGGATGCCTGATCTGTCGGAGGTCGACTGGGGCCACATTCTCCTCGAGATAGACCAGCAGCTCCCGCAGGGTCTCGGTGTCGAACCGCGGGTTCCCGCCGGCCAGGAAGCAGGTCTCGTCGTCCTCGGGATGCTCCTCAGCGAAGAGGCGCTTGAGCTTGATCTTCTTGATCCGCCGCCACTTGATCTGTTCGCCGTCCAGCCTCCCGCCGTCTAGGGCCGCTTCCTCCTCGGTTTTCTTGATCCGCTCCCCGGGGCCCAGGGGTTCGCGCTTGGTCTCATCGTCCCACCAGCGAAAGAAGAACGCCTTCCGCCCGCTCTCGCCCCGGAGGGCGTCCTTGTACATGGTGCGGAAGTGGTCATGCCCTGCCGGTGTGGACTCTGCGTCAATCCAGGCGCCTGGCGGAGCGGACTCCTCGATTCCCGCGGCGACGGTAGCCGCGTTTCGATAGCGGCTGATCTCGGAGAGGTGGATGCAGTCTCCATCCCCGGCGCGCCCGGCACCGTCGCTGCGGGCGGTGAAGTAGACCATCGCGGAATAGTTGTCCGCGAATAGTAATTCCTTCGCATTGCTGCGCTTGAGCGGAGGCTTCATCCAGGCGGGCAGGCGGGAGTGGGAGAACCAGATACGCTTCCACAGCTCCTGCGTGGCCTGGTTGACGTGGGCCATGACGTAGGCGGATTGGTTGGGCCGGACCCGGCACCGCCAGTAGTAGAGGGCGTTGATGACCGTGGACATCCCCGCCTTGCGGTCCTTGAGGATGACGTTCTGGTCGAGCCGGTCTCGGAGGTAGACGGCCTGGTGGTGATTCAGCCGGAGTCGGATGGCCCGTCGCGTGACCTTGTGGACGATGGTCCAGTAGCGCGCCGCCCAGTACCGGAACCCGCAGTCGGGCGAGGTCCAGTCCCAGACGAAGCAGCGCGCGAGTTCGGCCTGGATCCATCGATCGGACCGGGATCCTACCTGGAGCTCAAGATCCAGCAGGCTCTCGTAGGTGTCGCTGTCGAGGTCCAGCGCTGAGATGGTTGGAGCTGGCCCCCTACTCGCTGTCCTTGCCATAGCGCAACGGCTCGAGGCCCTTCTTCACCAGGATCTGGTCCTGCATCTTGGTCGCCTCCTTCGCGGTGAGGTCCTTGACGAGGAAGTTCATGTCCACCGGCTGGTCGATTCCCAGCAGTCTCGCCCGCCGCTCCATCACCTTCAGGACCCGATCCGCGGCAAGCTCGTCGCCGTTCATGGCCTTCTGCCAGAATGCCGCAAGCAGCTTGTCGAGCCGGGTGAGCTCCAGCCTCTTGCACGTCTCCGAGGGCTCCTGGAGCATCTTCTTGATCCCGGCCACAACGGATTTGTGGGCCCCGGATGGACCGCCGTAGCCGAGCGTCTGCGCAATTGTTCGGTATGACGCGCCAGAGATCCTCAGCTCCAACGCCTTCGCTTGGCGGGCCGATGCTTTGGCGTCAATCTTCGACATAAGAGTTCACCTCCTCGCGTTCGCTGACAGCCTCTGAGACTGACATTCCCACCCCAGATTCGTCACCCGCGTTGACATCCTCCCCATACATCTTATCACACGAGGCCAGGATCCGCTTCACCTGGCGCGACGAAAGAAAGAACTCCTCGGCCAGCATCCCGGCGCTTTCCTCGTACCCCATCTTGCCGCGGTTCTGGTGGGTGTTCCGCAGATGCTTGGCGTAGATTTTGAGGTTCCGGACGGTCAGGTCTCCGAACTTTGGGATGGTGATCCGCTCGCCTCCGTAGTGGAGGCGGACGATGTTCCAGCGGTCCTCTCCAACGATCTCCGGAATGGACGGGCGTTGTTCTTCGGTCATTCGTCTTGGCCTTCGGGTTCAGCCTCCGCTTCCGGGTCGGCGGTGGCATCGGTGGGTTCCTCGCTCTTGGCCCGCTGAGCTTCCGCGCCCTTGAGCAGCATATCCACTCGCGCCCGGGCGTCTGCGACGGCTACCCGCCGTTCGTGCTTGGAGAGGCTCACCTGGAGGTTCTTACCCTCGGTGAGAATCGTGGCGGCGAGGGTTTCAATTCCACCCATCCTCTGGTTGAGTGCGAGCGCTTCCTTCTCGAAGTCGGAGACTATTCCCATCACCTTTTCCATCGCCTCCAATGCGATGCGGTGGATGTTCGACGCATGCTGGACCCGCACTTCCGAGACCAACCGAATCGCACGCTCGTTGTCTTTCCGGTTCAACCAGGCCACTTCATTCCTCCAGTCTGTGTGTGAATCCTACTCCGATCGAGGCTGCCGGCGGTAGTTGCCGAGACATTCGCACGTCTGTACCTGTAAGCCCATGACCTGCTTGCGGTTCGGACCTTGGATCGGGTGAGCCTCCCGGCCTGGACCAGCTCCCGGATGGTCTTGCGGATGCTGGTCACGTCCATTTCGAGCCGTGACGCAATCTCACGAGCCGTTCCACCGGCCCCTACGGCCTGCCAGACGCGCTTTCGGAGTCCCCCTCGGGCAAGGCGTCCAGTTTGGGCCTTGAGGCC